CTACGATAACCGCGCATTCAACATAGCTACCTGTTCGTCGTTCATGTCATCAATCCACATACCGTAAATTTCATACACCATCTGCGCAGTTTCATGCCCCATCTGGCTGGCTATAAATGCCGGGTTCGCTCCTGCCGTCAACAACCAGCAGGCAAAAGTATGCCGCGTATGGTACGGATTACGGCGGCGAATACCAGCACGTTTTACTGCTGCATTCCATCTCGCCCCCAGACTGCTTACCGAGTAATAAGGTTTCTGTTTTCCGTTACACACCCTGGGCATGAAAACAAAATGCAGTTTTTGCTTTTCGGTTCTGCCGTACTCCCGATGATAAAAAGTGATTTCGCTTTTGCGATGATGCCCGGTTAGTTTGTATTGCTCCTTCAGTGCTTCAATAGCAGGCCGCAGTAGTGTTACCGTCCGAATCCCCGCATTTGTTTTTGGGGGACCGAACATATCAAGTATCGTCAGGTTTCTTCTGACATTCACAATTCCCTTCTCGAAATCCACATCCTCCCACGCCAGAGCAGCCAGTTCCCCGTGACGAAGCCCGGAGTAAACGGCAAATTTCCACAAGTTCTGGCTCTGTCCTTTTTCACTTTCCATTAATGCATTGAATTCTGTTTTAGATAACGGATCAGGCTTTATTCTGTTTCGCTGTAATTTTTTTACTCCTTCAAATGGTTTGGTTGATATAAATCCCGACTGATACGCAAAACGTAACAACGAACAGAGCAGGGCGATATAGTTATCAACTGTGCGCACGGTTCTTCCTTTTTTGTTGGATCTTGGATTATCCAGGTAAAGCGTTTCTCCATGCAGCAGTTCATTCCGGTAGTTTAAGATATCGCTATAACGAATATGTGATATTGGGGTACTCTCACAAATTATTATCCTGAGTGTTTTTAATTGTGATTTCGTTTTCTTCATTGTGTTTGTTGTTAACTCTGTCTCTTTAATTTTTGTCCAGATATCACAAAGCTCCCCGAACGTTTTTATGACCCTCGTTGTCACCATTTTTGCCCCAGTGCTGGACTGGGGGAAACGTCTTAAATACTCAAATTCACCGGAATTGATTTCATGAACTATCAACGCTCTTAAATTCCCGGCTTTTTTAATGTTACTGTTAGTAACCTCCCAGCCTTTCAATGTTTCCCGACATCGTTTTCCTCGAAACATGAACCAGATGCGAATGTATTTACCTCGAATCTCGACACCTGTTGGTAATTTAGACATATCATGAGTCTTTGATAAACTGATTTATCTTTGGATAGTTGTACCAGATAATCCCTCGCTTACTGTCTGGCTTCCCTAAAGGAGATACTCGTTTGAAGTGGAAGCCTTCCACCCAACAGTTCTGGCGGTATGCTTCAATTTGTCTGGCCCCCAGACCAGTGCGAAGCATCAGGCCGTATTCAACCATCCACTCTTCATTAAAGATTACTTGTGCCATCGCATCACCTCTGGCAGGCGCCAATGTTAGACTGAAATTGACGCCCGATGTTGATTATTAATAATCAGCTATGAAGTTTTAATTTGAATACAATGCAATTCACGAGGACTGAAGTTGCTCGCAATTAAAATTTATCAGTTTTACTTTCTGCTCTCTGGAAACGCCTGCTTCTTTTTTACCTGAGAGCATTTTTTCGCATTCTGATTTGGTTAATTTTGTTTTTGAGTACCTTGTCCAGTTAGTAGGAGTGCCACCTTCCTTTTCAATAGTGGCGGTAATTTTATACATGAACACCTCCATTATTATTTCCAGTGGTTCGTTTATTCCATCGTTCGAGTGCTTCTTTTTCACTTCCACCATAGCCGGTTCGGGATTCGCATCCGTTACACTTCGCGCGGTAATATCCTGAAATGGCTTTCACCGTTACTGATGGACAACCACAAAAAGGGCATGGTTTGACTTTTTCATACCGCATTGTCTTTTCTCTCATAAAATAAAATTTTGTGATGGCGGTGAGGCTACACCGCCAAAGTCAATATCAGGAGCCGATATATTCTGGTTTCATATCTGTCAGTGTCGTTTTATACGCCTCATATAATTCACCCAGATGTGGCCGGGCAGCATTCAGCGTATTTTCCAGAGCAGTAAATTTTTGTTCTGCTTCTGGATCACCTGAAGAAGGTAGGTCATTTATCATCTTCTCGATACGGGCAATAGCATTGAGACGGTGATGACGCTGAACCACTTTTCCTTTAAGTTCCGTATAGAGAGCGCCAAGTGTATTTTTATGATCTTCCACTTCCTGGCGAAGTGCTGTTGTTTCCCCGGTGCTTTGTGCCTGCTCAATACGTTCACGGAAAGCATCGATCCAGTTTTCCCCGGCATCCTGCTCAATAATTGTTGTTTCACGTTCCGCGCGGCAAGCGGAAGTGTTTTTATGTTCCTGAACCGGATTAATGATTTTTTCCTGTGGCTCGTCCAGTTCGTCCCTGGTGTACACTCCAAGAATCACTTCGGGGCAATAAAGGCGCGCCCAGCGTTTCAGCGCTAGATAGGCAAGCTGCTGGCGAGGATCGTCGGCCCATAGCGTTGAGTTACGTGTTCTGGCCTGCGCCAGAAGTAATTCCAGTACGCGTGGTTTACTTTCGCCGCGTAGTGTTGCCTGGACACGAACACCGATCCCGTTTTCATCGGCCAGCTTCCAGCCAGGTACACGATATTCTTTCCCTTTGTCGCTCTTCCTGATTTCAAATTTCCCGATAATTTTTTCCCACGGCCCGAACCAGTCATATTCAATACGCCCGGTTAGCGGCCCACGAGTACTGATTACGGCATTAACCAGTTGCGCTTCATATCCGAGCACACCATTCACAACGAAAGTTTTCTGAGCTACTGCGTAAGGGTTCATTTGCCACTGCATCGCCTGCATGGTGATGGCCATGCAGTCTGATGGATTTCCCCGGAGGTGTTCCGGTACAGTAGCCATGCCGGAAGCCATTACCTGGGAAAATGTCTGAATTGCAGCCAGGGACTGAGGGCTGAAAACCGCAACATTAGAGTTAATATTTTCTTGTTGAGTTAATTCGTTCATTGTGTCCTTCCTCAGATGCTCAGTGCTTCAAGACGACGAAGATCAAAGTCGTTTAATTCGTCGGTATAACTTTCGGTAATCGGTGCTGGCCAGTTGTTTGTCTCCAGGGCTTCGTTTATCTGGCGTAGCGTCCGGCGATATTCCTGTCGACCAAGTTCCAGGAGTTCCTGCGAGGCTTCCACGACTGCCACCCAGTGATAGCCAGCATCTTTGTTGACGAAGATCCAGAAAAATTTGTCCAGGTTTGCCACATCGCAATACATTGCGGCGCTGAGGTGATAATCACGCTCAATAATTTCACGGTGCAGGCGATCTTTAAGTCGTTCCTGTCGCACATAACCGAGGCTGACTGACTTCACGTCAGCGCAAATGCTTTCGTATGGCAGCCGGATTTCGATATCAGGACGGACCCTGATTTCCAGCCCGGTTTCTTCATCAAACCCGAAATAGCTGATTTCAGATTTGCGATCCGGGTGGTTGAGTAGCCTTGCTGCATCGGTATTGTTTTGCAGTGCCGCGTGAATATTTTTTGCCTGTTCATACATCTCCGGACTGATAAACGTTTTCCCGGCATTTTCTTCTTGCTGGCGTTTTTGCCAGTCCTCCAGTGTCACCAGTTCCGGGCGAATTTTCCGTGCGATTTCGGTTAATTGCTCTTTTGTGCCACTGATGTTGTAAGGCAAAGATTTAGCACGTTCTTTTTTTGCCAGTTCTGGGTCTACAGTTTCAATTTGATCCAGAAGCTGCTCCCGTGCTCCACTGGTTTTCAACAGAGGAGGGAGGCTTGCGTTGTATTCTTTAATACAGGCTTTCATTGCTGATGCTGTGTGTTTTTCCCCCTCAGGAATACGCCGAAATTCCACCGGAAGCGAACCGTAAAGGATGCCTGTTTCTTCGGCCCCGGCACTTACAGACAGTGGCTGTATAAGAGTGCTGTTGTAGCTTTCGATCCACTCTTTCATCTGCTCTGGTGTCATCAGTGCTGGCAGACTGGCATTGTGTTTTTTAATGATGGCGATCAGTTCGCTAGAAGTAGTAACCACATATTCAGGAACCGGTACCGGAATGGCATATTCATCAGCGAATTTATCCGTTTCCAGAACATAGCTGTGAATGATCCGCCCACGCAGCAGTGCATCACTTTCCTCGTTCGGAATAGTTCCGGCAATGTGCCGTCCGTGGTAATACATCAGGCTGATACGGGCATCCTTCAGCATCGTGCTGCTTATTCCGTTGGCGGAGTGATAAACCTCGTTCGGGAGGTTTTCATAGCGGCCAGGCTCGAAATATGACGGCCACATGATTTCAGTTGCTACAGGAGCTGACGCTTCACCAGTTTCATCACTGCAATCACGATGCGGATCGCTGCCAGCATTCTCATTGTGCGGATGTTCAGCGCCTTCCATTTCCACCGGATCTTTTTCCTTAGCTTCAACCTGATTCTCTTCATCGAATGTTTCCTGGTATGTTGCGTCGCCCGTCACCGCCCCACAGTCAGGGCAGTTATCTCCGCCAGTCTGACCGCAGGCATTGCAGACTATTTCCGGTTCCTGTTGCACTACTGCCTCAGGTTGTTTCACATCCGGGCTGGTTTTTTCCGTTTCTGGCTGGTTCTGGTACACAGAATCGCGAGTCTGGATCCCCTTAACCCATTTCGGATCGTTCGGGTCGCTAATTCCGTCAACAAATTCACCACGTGATGCAGCAAGCAATTTATCGGCATCGACAGGATTTTTTGATGGAATGTTTTTCCGGGCTTCATGGAGTTCTGCCCGCAGTTCCTGATATTTCGCATCAACAGAATTTACCTGTGACTGAGCATCCAGCGGCTGCGTGTCCTGATGATGTTCAGTTGCGTCCGGTTCCATTGTTTCAGCCTCTCCCTGTTCATCTGCCGTTGTTTCAGATGGTTGCGGTTTTTCTTCATCATCCTGTTTTCCTTCTTCTGTTACACGCTGCGGCATCGGGGCAGAGGAGCGACCGCAGGCAATATCCACGATTTCCGGATCAGGGTTGGCATGATCGGTTTCAGTCAGTACTTTGTTCAGATATTCAGTGACGTGCGCGGGGATGACCTCGATCCCAATTGGTGCTTCTTTCACGGACGCAACCACGATGGCGCGTGAATAATCCAGCCCGCCAGGCATGGTGATGAATTTGTCGCGGAAAACAGAAAAGGGCGGTTTATTTTCAGCGATAATTTCCTCAATGCGTTTAGCGTGTGCCGGATGAAGGTTATAGATGTCCACGTCCATTGAACGGGCCAGTACGCCAGTGGCTACATCGCGCGCCAGTGACGTCAGATCGTGGACGAAACCTTCGCCGCGATCGGTGAGGTTCCCGCCGCCAGCATTAGCACCGGAAGCCGTGCGAGTGATGCGTGAAACACGATTCCCTTTTCGCCATTCTTTTGTCAGAAGACCGCGATCAATGTGTTCGGTATCCAGCCAGGCTGAAATGAAATTCTTAAATTCATAGGGCTGATGTTTTTTCGTGATAGAGAAAACCCCCTTAATTGCATCAGTCAGGCGGAGCAGGGCGGCATTATCCAGAGTTGTCGGTTCTGCCATGCCGCGTATGGCCAACAGCAGATTCTGGACATAGCTGTTTTCCTGATCCATCTCAAGAGCAGTAATGTGTTCGCGTTGTTCTCGGGTGGCATGATGCAGGTATTTCCGATCCCCGGCCGCATAGGTAAAAATGTGCAGAAGACGCTGTGTGAACCGCAAAGTAGATACAGAAACTTCGCAATCCTGGCAATCCCCGTGAGCGTCTGCCAGTGTGTTTTCTTCCTGCCCTCCCGTCAGTTCTTCGGTTTCCTGAGCATTCTCCTGATGGTGAACGTCGTCTGGCGCTGCTCCCGATTTTAGTTCCCAGGTCATGGAGTCTTTGCTGAGTTGATAGCGTTCACTCCAGGTAAAATCGATCTCACCTTCAGGGGGCAGGTCATTAACGACAGGAAAATTCGTGGCAACAGCTTTAAAATAGCTGCTCAGTTTTTTACCTGACTTAACGATCAGGTAGTCCAGAGTGGCACAGGTCGATTCAAAATCGTCGCTTGCCCACAGGACGACGTCAGGTTCACCGGATGATTTTTTCGCTTTCCGTAACAGGAAGAGTGGTTTTGTGCTCATTGTTTTTTAACCTCAACTCAGATTAAAATTCGTTTTGTTCAGTGAATGATCTTGCCGGATACACACTGTTCATAGCCTGCGCCATACGCAGGCTATTTCTTTCAGATTTCACCTTTTAATTTCATTGCAATCAGAGTTGCCAGAAATTCGGCTTTTTTTTCTGTGGGCAGATTCTTTCCGATATGCACCAGGCTCATTTTTTTGACACCTTCGTGAAGTGTTTTAACGTTGCCTGATGGACCGTCGATATCAACTACAGTGAATGGGGTTTCTTTATTTTCTGTTTTAATCACGTAGCCAATACGCTTTCCTTCCAGATTAACCTCGTGAACAATGTCATCAGTAGTTACAATAGTGGTTTCATAATTAGTAATCATGTTTTTCTCCTTAATTAAGGTTGAGCGAATCCCTGCCATTGCTGGCATGAATTCAGTTTCGCATAGTCAGTTAATTAAAGTTCGTGTGCCATCTGGTCTTTTTCGGCACAGATTTCACTACAATATTTTTTCATTTCCGTCGTTGGTATAACTCCACGCATGAAATGAAGTGGTCTTTTAATGCTTTTGCTTTCTTCAACCCCTTTATTGCAAAGGTGGTAAGCACATTTTATTTTCTTAGTCATCACCATGATTCCGCCTTTACAGGTAAACCATCACGACCGAGGAAAACTTTAATCATGCAGTCAGTAATGCATGTTTTTGTGGTCAGGTTACGAATATATAGTTTTCGCTTTTTAATATTGTTTGCCGAGGCAATATATGTCCGGCCTTCATGAAGAACATAATCGCCAGGAGTCACACACTGACGTGGTATTTCATCAGTTCCGAAGTGATGTGCAATCATAATTATCTCCATTTTTACAAATGAACTTTGTTGATGCGGTGCCTGGTGCCTCCAGGTGACTGCAACCAGTTAACAATTACAGTCGGCTTTCCCACCCAAACTAATAAGGACTAACATGACTTTTAACTGTGCCACGTGCGCTTAGCCGCATTCACCGCATCAAAAAATTCACTTTAAAAAGGGCGGACATCAGCCGAACTTCAAGAAAAAAACTGATGCCGCCAGGACTACACACAGCAATGTCGTTATTTACAACCGGAGGCGCACTCCCACCATTTAAATTTAACAGACAAGACCGACTCTTTATGGATATCGGAAATGCGCCTTCGTGTTGTGCCCGGTTTTATTTCACCACCTCCGGGCTTCGGTGGTCTCGGCTATACCCCTACAGCGAGAGCTTGTGTTAACATTTCAATACCCTTACAGTTGAGAGTTATTGATATGTTGGATGTATTTACTCCATTGTTGAAACTTTTTGCTAACGAGCCACTCGAAAGACTTATGTATACGATTATCATTTTTGGTCTCACTCTCTGGCTGATACCGAAAGAGTTTACTGTCGCATTCAATGCTTATACTGAAATATCTTGGCTCTTTCAGATTATCGTTTTTGCCTTTTCTTTCGTGGTCGCCATTTCCTTCTCAAGATTGCGAGCACATATTCAAAAGCATTATTCATTACTACCAGAGCAACGAGTATTGCTTCGTTTATCTGAGAAAGAAATCGCTGTATTTAAAGATTTCCTTAAAACAGGAAATCTTATTATCACTTCTCCTTGCCGTAACCCGGTTATGAAAAAATTAGAACGGAAGGGCATCATTCAACATCAGAGTGATAGCGCAAACTGTTCTTATTATCTCGTCACCGAAAAATACTCCCATTTTATGAAGTTATTCTGGAACAGCAGGAGTAGACGTTTTAATCGTTAGCTTACTGTGTGCTTCTCCAACCATCGGCGCGCACCAGTTTCGGTTTTAAATGTTTTGCTTTTGGTATACGTCATGGCAGTGAACGTTCCATCCTGGTTGGGGAACACGCCGCACACCAGGGATTCGTTGTTGCCGAGGTCGATTTTTTGCATTTTGCGAATCTCACATCTTGTTGCTACGTATAGCGACTTCTGCCTGCCAGAGATCCCAGTCGTTGCTGCGTAAAGCCTGCACAGCCTGGTTGTAAGTGATACCGCAACAATCCATCAAATACTGAACTACTTCGTAATGCACCATCTTATCTATCCCCTTAACGCCGGGTGGCGGAACTAACTGCTGCACTGCAAAATTTGAATCCCGCCGTCATGTTCATACGCCTCGGGCTGGCTACTTAACCCCTGACCACTGCCTGGTAACTCGAAGTATTGCCCTGCATTCTGTGGGGCGGGGTGAGGGAATGAATGAAGTTTAGAAAAATGAACATTTAAGGTCAATGTTTTTTTATCAAAACATTTTAAGCAGGCAGCTGTTACGCCATCACTACGATGGCATACAGTTAATCAAATAGATGAGGTTGGTTAAATATCTTGTTGAATTTTAAAGCATACTCCCAATATGCAAGATAGATCATCCAGCATAATTGAAGGGTAGCGAGGATTCGTGGGGACTAAAAGAATATCCGGCCCTTCTATCTCCAGTTTGCGAATGACAGGCGTTGTGGTCCCTTTGGGTAAGGCAAGGACAATATTTCCTGGTTGTACGATTCGATCGGGATCAACAAAAACTGTTGAACCATTTGGGATGGAAACTCCACCACCAGATGTCGACATACTGTCACTCTCTAGAACAACAGCAAAGGTATTGGCCGGGATTTCTCCGACAAGCTGCACACAAGAGGTTATTGAGGAATTTTTCATATAATCACTCCAGCTTGCTGCCTGCTGAAGTGATAGTAGCGGAACCGTTTTTATCGGCGGTAAAGATAGATCAAGCGAATCACCTGTATTTAATTCTCCTCCATTAAGAAGCCAATTTTCGTTTACTTTCAAGATCTTTGCCAGTGAGCTTATGTAACGCGAGGACGGCGCTCCTCCACCGTTCATCCATTGACTTACGGAGCCTTTTGATGCGCCAGTGGCATTGACAAGGTCTTTGCCTTTCAAGTTTAGCGCATGCATACGTTGGGTTATGCGTTCAGATATTGTTTGCTTGTTCATGTTTTGATTTTAAAACACAGATGGTTTTGTTTCTTGACTTTCTTTGGTTTTGATTATTAAACTTTTGGCGTTCAGTTTTATGGAGCGAATCATGAAAAAATCAGAAGTATTAGGCTATTTTGGCGGAGTTGTTAAAACAGCCGCCGCTCTAGGAACGTCAAAAACCACAGTCAGCATGTGGGGGGAAGACGTTCCGTGGAAATGGGCGTTGCTAATTCAGGCAGTCACTGCCGGGGCGCTCAAATATGAGTTACACATACCGACGGTTGTCATTCCCGGTTCTGATCATAATCCGCCTTCTAACCAAGGGGGGATTCATGAAAATCAAGCATGAACACATCCGCATGGCGATGAATGCCTGGGCACGTCCTGATGGCGAAAAAGTTCCGGCAGCTGGAATAACCCAGGCTTATTTTGAGTTGGGTATGACGTTTCCTGAACTGTACGACGACAGCCATCCGGACGCCCTGGCTCGCAATACCCAGAAAATTTTCCGCTGGATAGAGAAAGACACCCCTGATGCAGTTGAAAAAATTCAGGCGTTGTTACCAGCGATCGAAAAGGCAATGCCACCTTTGCTGGTGGCCAGAATGCGCAGCCACAGTTCAGCTTATTTTCGGGAGCTGGTGGAGACGCGGGAGCGGCTGGTGAGAGACGCTGATGATTTTGTCGCAGTGGCAATCGCCGGTTTCAATCAGATGAACCGTGGTGGCCCGGCAGGAAATGCTGTGGCAGTACATTGACTGACAATAGCCATATCGAATCGCTTCCGGCAACTCGTGAGTAAAAAGATTCGGTATTAGAAGAGGTGAGTATGGCTAACGCCTGGCTCAGATTATGGCATGACATGCCAAATGACCCTAAGTGGCGAACAATTGCCAGGGTGTCAGGGCAGCCAATTGCAACAGTGATGGCAGTGTATATCCACCTCCTGGTGAGTGCGTCACGAAATGTCACGCGAGGTCACATTGATGTCACGACAGAAGATTTGGCAAGTGCACTCGACGTGACAGAGGAGGTAATTGATTCAATTTTGCAGACGATGCAGGGGCGGGTACTTGATGGTGATTTAATCACTGGATGGGAAAAACGCCAGGTGCTGAAAGAGGACAACGGCAATATTTCGCAAACCGCAAAATCTCCGGCAGAGCGCAAGAGGGCGCAGCGAGAGAGGGAAAGAAAGCGGGAACAAAATGGCGATTGTCACGGCGAGTCACGAAATGTCACGCACATGTCACGACGAGTCACGACAGATAAAGATACAGATAAAGATACAGATAAAGATACAGATCAAGAAGATCAAAACACTATGGTCCATGGCGTAAAAAACGCCACGAACCAGGCAGGGGATGCTCAGACCGTCAATCTTGGTCAGCCAGCAGGCACGACACCGGAAGCCGACTCAGCGTATGCGCTGAAAGCCGATTCGGGCGCTGTGCAGCAGGTGATGACCGCAAGGCAGGAGCAATCACACCAACTTCAGCAGCCTGAAGCCGATTCCGCCATTCAGCGGGAAGCCGATCGGGTAGTCCCGGAAAACACCGGGCAGCCTGTGGGACGAGTGGATTATCCTGATGTGTTCGAACAGGTCTGGCGGGAATACCCGTTGCGTGCCGGGGCAAACCCGAAGAAATCCGCTTTCAGTGCCTGGAAAGCCAGATTACGCGAGGGGGTGCCACCAGAGGCCATGCTGGATGGTGTGAGGCGTTACGCAAGATACCTGGCGGCTACCGGGAAAACGGGAACGGAATTTGTTCAGCGAGCGACGACGTTTTTGGGACCGGACCGGAATTTTGAGAACCCTTGGTTGCTCCCGGTAAGCGGCACGAACAACCAGCGTTGTGTGAATCATATTTCTGAACCGGATAACGAAATTCCGCCGGGCTTCAGGGGGTAAGTGTTAATTTCTGGTCATGAGGTAATTTTCAGGAGGGCTTGTGGCAAAAGTTTTTACACAAGAAGAGCGGGAAAAAATTAAAGGACAGGTTGTTAAGCTAGTACGCCAGAGTGGGCGAGAGACGCTACGGCAACTGGAAGCTAAAACAGGTGCGACAAGATATCTGATGAGCGTTCTTGCCAGAGAGCTGGTTGCGAGCGGTGATGTATACAACTCTGGCTACGGGTTATTCCCGTCTGAACAGGCTCGTAAGGACTGGCAAAACGCCCGCAAAAAACTCTCGAGGGCAAAGCTGAAGAAACCATCTGTGGTTGATCCGGACCTTATCTGGTCATTACCTGACGGAGAAATACGTCGCTACGATAGTCGTCTAAACATAATCTGTCGCGAGTGCCGGAAGAGCGAAGTTATGCGGCGTGTGTTGAACTTTTATCATACCAGTAATAAGAAATTGGTTCGGTAAATGAAATTAAAGTGTATTGACTCAGATGTGAGGTAATATGTCTATGCATATAAACACTTTGTATGCATGTTGTGTTATTTTTAGTATGGTAGAGTGTGTCAGATTTCTTATGATTAAAAACAACCCTCAATAGAGGGTTGTTACTAAATAATATTTATTACAACATTAAAAATTAAAGGATCCAGATTTCAGGATTCTTTAGCGTCTCAATTTGGTTTTTATTACTGGCATAAAATGCATGATACATGTCTATCATTTTTTCGTTGGAGCTGATAAAAACAGATGGATCTTTGTTTAAAATTCTGCTATATGTATCAAATATTGCTTTGTATTCTGGTGTTAAATTATTAGATAGAACTGATGTTACTGTCTCAACTTTGTTTGATGGATTGAAATTTTTAAAAAACAGTCCTTCGAAATGAGGTATTTGAATAAATACCATTGGTTTTTTACTTTTAGAGCATTCGTTCATTATGGATACATTTGAACCCCATGCTCCATTACCTGAAACGCTTCCTTGCTTTAAGCATTTTGGAATGTCGGAGTCATGTACTGCTATATACTCAACGTTAAATTGATTTAATATTTTAGCAAATGTTTTTATATTCCCTTTTCCTAAACAGTCAATGATATGATAATCAACTCCGACAATATCACATATTTTGTTAATGACGATTTTTTCAGTTGGGCCTTCAACTAATATTATATTGTCGTAAAAGAAAAACTCATTAACCATTGGGTTGCATAATCTTATCATTTTCATATTATCTTTTTCCTCTTCAGAAAAAGATAGTTCATCTGTAGATATTGTTTTATTTAGCGATTTGTCTTTTTCTATCCTAATTATAGTCGTGTGCTTCTTGGATAAGTCTATGAATACAGGGGAGTGTGTTGTAGCCATCACCTGCCAGTTATCATTGTTTGCTGCAAAATCATAAAGCGAGTCCCTCGCACTTCTAATTATAGGAGGGTGAAGAAATGATTCAGGCTCATCAATCAATAAAATATATTGTTTTTTCTCAACAGAGATAGGCTTACCTTTCGCTTTTTTTATTTTATCTCGTGCATGAGATTCGTGAGTCAAAATTTGCAAAGCAGACCATAAAACGGAGCGGCGAACACCGTGACCTTGGTTCTCGAGAAGAGAGCTATTTATCCCATCCATTTTCACTGTAAGGTTAGATTCTGAAACCATAACATCCGCATCTACGGGATCCTTGGAAAGTATGTTTAATTCCAGTTCTAGCCCAGGAAAAACAGATGATGATGATTTGGAGACCTGCTGTAGAAGATCATCGATTTTTGATTTGGAATCTTTCATAAGAGTGTCTGTCAACTCTTGTATTTTCTGTATTATATCAGCTTTACTTTCCCCTGTTTTCAGTAACTCATCTTTTGCATCTTCCTTTAAGAAACTTATGATAATTTTTTTAGTTTCATCCATGGATTTATCTGGGCTTATTCTTATTGGTTGAGGAACTCGACTTTGTAGTAGTGTGTCAAGTCCCCCAGAGCCCCCATCAATAAATATGCGTTTGCCAGAGGCATCATCAAGGCCATAGGATTGTTTTTGGGCTGCTTTTTCTGGATGTGACCAAACCCATTTAACACAATAATAGAGTTTGCTTTCCAATGGGGTATTATTTTTCTCCCAATCTCCCCCATACTTTCTTGCCATATTTCTTCTGTCAAGAGCATCATCTTTATAAAACCATTTCTCTCCCCCTAATGTACGAATATCATCATCAGTGATATCAGTGAAAATTCCGCACATTTCAATTGGTATAGATATATCTGAGTTATAAAAATCATGAGCAGTCAGGCCTTTTGCTGATCCTAAAGATGCAAACTTTTCATACGCATCTAATATTGTTGACTTTCCAGAGTTATTTGGACCAATTAGCACAACTATATCATCGATATATACTTCTATTTCATCTTTTATCGACTTGTAATTTTTAATATTAAATTGCTGTAGCTTCATTACATGTATCCTTTTTCTGTTCGGAGTGGCACTTGCTAGTGCAAACTAACATTATAAAAGAATAAAGTGATAGTCTTCTTATTAACACTGGGGCGTATCGTGATACATGTTATGTAAATGTTGCTTATCTCTTTCCTTTTATATGATTTGCTGTTATTTTTAAATGCCGAAGGCTTCCATATGTTTTTATCTCAGTTATCACTATCTTTGATAGTTCGTGTGCATGCGCAGTTTCTTTGAAACTGCAGATATCCGCTCTTTACCCAAACGGACAGACAGATTTGTGTTATGCCAACGCAGAGCGTCGATGGGGAAATAGTATAATAAATGAAAGTTGTTAGTGTCGGATGGGCGTCGTTAACAGGATTTGAGAAAATGAATTTAATTGTTGTTATTGTTCTTATGGTTCGCCTTTCTGATTGATTTCATGTTGGCGAGGTAACGGTAGTTAAGTAGAATGGCTGTGGGTGCTTGAGGCTATCTGCCTCAGGCATGAACACCAAAGGCAGATAGAGAAAAGCCCCAGTTAACATTACGCGTCCTGCAAGACGCTTAACATTAATCTGAGGCTCAATCTATGAACGGCAAATCTAGGTTAGCCTCTTACGTGCCGAAAGGCAATGAGAAGCAGGCTATGAAGCAGCAAAAGGCGATGTTAATCGCCCTGATCGTCATCTGTTTAACCGTCATAGTGACGGCACTGGTAACGAGGAAAGACCTCTGCGAGGTACGAATCCGAACCGGCCAGACGGAGGTCGCTGTCTTCACAGCTTACGAACCTGAGGAGTAAGAGACCTGGCGGGGGAGAAATCCCTCGCCACCTCTGATGTATTATGCATCCTCAACGCAGCCACAGTTAACCTGATTGGCGGGTTTATTTCATCTGTAAATATATTTATAAAAATAATGCCCACGCACAGCATAAAACAAAAAGTATTACAGATAAAAAAGGAACGTAATGTGCAGATTTGTTGTTTTCCATATTTACTCACCTTAATATGATTAACCCTGATAGGGTTGTTATTTCAGCGGTTTTCAAATGAGATATTATGGTGATCTGGCAGATTTGCATAACATTAAAATTTAATTTGTTTAACCGCTTTTAATAATAAGCGTTGTTTGTATCCCAGCAATCTGTTGTTTGGTTTTTATTCCATTAAGGTGGGGCTTTACACTGGAGCCAGTTTATTTATACTTCATACGTCAGCCTGAACAACTGGCATCTGCTGCGCTGCGCCATCGAGAGATTAAGAAATGGCGCATATACAACTGGTCAAACAAACCTCTTCCGGATTACTTCTCCCGGCGACGCCGGAGAGTTGTGATTTTCTGCATCAAATCAAAATAGGCGAGTGGATACACGCAGACTTTAAGCGTGTGCGTAACTACGCATTCCACAAGCGTTTTTTCAAACTCCTGCAACTGGGATTCGATTACTGGACTCCGGTCGGTGGGGCGATCACGCCTCGCGAACGAGAACTGCTGTCTGGTTTCGTTGATTACCTGTGCGAATCAGTTGGTCGGGAACACACGCCAGCCCTGAGTGATGCCGCAGAGCAATATCTGAATACAGTTGCGACACGCAGAACCCGGGATACGGCATTGCTAAAGTCGTTTGAGGCTTTTCGCGAGTGGGTAACCATTCAGGCTGGATTTTACACCGAACATTTTTATCCGGACGGTAGCCGCGGGCGTCGGGCAAAATCTATCGCTTTTGCGAATATGGACGAAACCGAGTTTCAGCAGGTTTATAAATCTGTTCTGAATGTGCTGTGGAACTGGATTCTGTTCCGTAAATTTTCCTCTCCGGAACAAGTCGAAAATGTGGCCGCGCAGCTGCTGGAGTTTGCGTAATGGTGGATTTACGTAAAGCGGCGCGGGGGCGGATGTGCACCGTCAGAATTCTTGGCTACTGCAATCACGATCCGGAAACGTCTGTGCTGGCGCATTACCGACTGGCGGGAACGTGCGGAACAGCGACAAAACCACACGATATGCAGGCGGCGATTGCCTGTAGCTCATGCCACGATTTAATCGACGGGCGGGTAAAAACAAGCGATTACACCAAAGAAGATTTACGCCTGATGCATGCAGAAGGTGTTTTTCGCACGCAAGAAATCTGGAGAAAGGAAGGTTATTTATGATTTACCCAACAAATACAGGCAAAAGCGGGGAACACCTTCGTCTCACCACGCTGGAAAGTGTCTGGATTCAGGGAAAACTGCGCATGTGGGGGCGCTGGTCGTATATTGGCGGCGGTAAGACGGGGAATATGTTCAACCAGTTGTTGGCCTCTAAAAAGCTGACAAAAACGGCAATTAACGAGGCGCTCCGGAGGATGAAAAAAGCAGGTCTGAACAAGTCTGAACTTGAGGCTTTTTTGCGGGATATGATTAACGGTAAGCAAAAGAGCTGGCTGGCGCATTGTACTGATGCAGAGGCGTTATGTATTGATCGGGTCATAAGTGAGGTGCTGGCAGAGCATCCAGGATTGATTAGCGTCCTTCGGCAACGGTATGAGGGGCGGGGGATGACCAAACGCAAAATGGCTGAATTGCTAAATGATGCACACCCAGAGTGGTGTTTTAGCACATGCGAAAAGCGAATTGCTAATTGGTTGGCCGTTGCTGAGTATGCGCTATACATTCCCATGCGAGAATCATTCGCTCAAAAAACGGCTTGATTTTTTACGCGTAAACTGCTTCAATTTTGCTACGCTTCGCAAAGCTGTATCGCGAGGCGAATCAAGCGCAATTAAACTTTAATAGAACCCGCCATCAAGCGGGTTTTGTTGTTATTGTGGTGTGATATAAGAAACGACATTTAATATTGCCTTCAAAATAAATTTGTTTATATATTGTCGCGTATATTTTAAGTGAAGGTGAAATGTTCACATAAAATAAAAATACATAAATAAATTTACATAGCTTGACGCAAAGTGTTGTTGCGATTGGAATATTAAATCGTATCATCGAAAACGGTTCTGAGGGGGAACTCTTCTTTGCTCGGTGATATCGCTCGGTGATATCGCTCCCCTGAAGAACCAATGCCGACTTAGCTCAGTAGGTAGAGCAACTGACTTGTAATCAGTAGGTCACCAGTTCGATTCCGGTAGTCGGCACCATATGCGGGTATCGTATAATGGCTATTACCTCAGCCTTCCAAGCTGATGATGCGGGTTCGATTCCCGCTACCCGCTCCAGCATTTAAAACAAGCCTTATTGTATTACGGCACTGGCGTATTTTTTTATTACGTGGGAGCAGGTTGTTTTGAAAAAGCATTCTGTTCTCTGGCTATGATTTGAGGCCGGGTGTAGCCTCAGTGCTAATTTTTTACGGCAGCAGAATGGTGCATTATCGGTGGAGATTTTGTATTTCCTGGCAGGGTCGGTGATGCATCATTTTGGTGTTGTAAAAGCACCACAGAGGCGCTCCTCAGTGAGAGGGTGGTTTAAAGAGTCGGTTTAGCGGGAAACCACAGTATCCATGCAGCACGGAATACTTCGGGAGGCACCCGACGCCTCGGTTTAATAACAATTAAAAAATTCATCCCTTGCATTGACCAACCGCCATATCTGGCGGTTTTTTTTATTCCTTTCTCAGGACAAAAAAAGACACGAGCATACAGGAATACTCGTGGGACAACGTCCTTTAGATAGCAATTTGCGAGAGGGTGAAGAGTAGCGCGGTCGTCGGATTAAGACCGCGGGACAAAGTCCATGAAGAATAATAAGTATTGGCCCCTTCTGGGGACATGTTCATACTACTAAGCTTCAGAAGTGGTTTAAATCATCAAATTAACCTTAATTTTCGATAAGTCTTATTTCATTTCTTTGCGCCACACCTGGCGCGCATCAAATAACGCCACGCAAAGGGCATCTGCGGATGCCGGTGCTTTTGACGGGGTGTTTTTTACGGGCCGCTGGTGGCCATTTTTTGTTTCCATTACACAGCGCCCGCATCTGCGAGGTGGGGGTTATGAAATCCATGGATAAGTTAACAACAGGTGTCGCCTATGGCACCTCCGCAGGCAGTGCTGGCTACTGGTTTTTACAGTTGCTCGATAGAGTCACGCCCTCACAGTGGGCAGCAATAGGTGTGCTGGGTAGTCTGGTGTTTGGCCTGTTGACGTATCTGACAAATCTTTATTTCAAGATTAAAGAAGATAAGCGTAAGGCTGCACGGGGAGAGTAATTCAATGACTCAAAACTATGAACTGATTGTGAAAGGGATCCGCAATTTTGAGAATAAAGTTACGGTAACTTTAGCGTTACGGGACAAAAAACGCTTTGACGGTGAAATTTTAGACCTGGACATCTCGCTGGACCGTGTTGAAGGTGCCGCGCTGGAGTTTTATGAGGCAGCAGCCAGAAGGAGCATCAGACAGGTCTTCCTGGATGTTGCTGCCGGGTTATGTGAAGGGGATGAGCAGTCACCGGAAAAGCGCCCCATAATTTTAGAGGCGCAGGGTGTGTGGATAACCTACAAAGGAAAACTGCCGGGAAGAATTACTGGTTCACTGAAGACTCCGCCGAAATGGTAATTTCACCAGCATATTTTTCTTCCAGTAATACCGCCAGCCACTTGAAAGAATTTTGTTGTTGCTGGGACCATTTGGGGTTGAGTGATTCAAGCTGGAGCGATGCCAGTGTTGGTTGCATTTGTTCCTTGGGAATTGAGAATGCCAGATATGAAAATGCGACAGTAAGGGCATTTACATCATCCCGAAGCTTGGAAATGCAGTCGAGCAACTCCTGTAGAGAAATGGTGCTATTGTCCATAAACAATCCTCTCTATTGTATTTAACTATTCCTTGCCTGATTCAACAGGCCGGGACAGATAAACATATCCAGGGTTCAGAAACCGATAAATCCTGATAAATATCCATGAACGCAAAAATCAGATACGGCCTGTCGGCTGCCGTTCTGGCACTGATTGCCGTCGGTGCGCCTGCGCCTGATATTCTCGACCAGTTTCTGGATGAAAAAGAAGGTAACCACACAACGGCATACCGCGATGGTTCCGGTATATGGACCATCTGTCGTGGTGCCACAATGGTGGATGGTAAGCCCGTCATACCGGGAATGAGGCTGTCGAAGGAAAAATGCGACCAGGTTAACGCTATTGAACGTGATAAGGCGCTGGCATGGGTGGAGCGCAATATTAAAGTACCACTGACCGAACCACAGAAAGCGGGTATAGCGTCATTTTGTCCCTATAACATTGGCCCCGGTAAGTGTTTCCCGTCGACGTTTTATAAGCGGCTGAATGCCGGTGATCGTAAGGGTGCATGCGAGGCGATTCGCTGGTGGATAAAAGATGGTGGGCGCGATTGCCGCATACGTTCAAATAACTGCTATGGACAGGTTATTCGTCGTGACCAGGAAAGCGCATTAGCCTGTTGGGGGATAGATCAGTGAGCAGAGTCGCCGCGATTATTTATGCTCTGGTTATCTGCATCATCGTCTGCCTGTCATGGGCTGTTAATCATTACCGTGATAACGCCACCGCCTACAAAGAGCAGCGCGACAAAAATGCCAGAGAACTGAAGCTGGCGAACGCGGCAATTACTGACATGCAGATGCGTCAGCGTGATGTTGCTGCGCTCGATGCAAAATACACGAAGGAGTTAGCTGATGCGAAAGCTGAAAATGATGCTCTGCGTGATGATGTTGCCGCTGGTCGTCGTCGGTTGCACATCAAAGCAGTCTGTCAGTCAGTGCGTGAAGCCACCACCGCCTCCGGCGTGGATAATGCAGCCTCCCCCCGACTGGCAGACACCGCTGAACGGGATTATTTCACCCTCCGGGAACGACTGGTAATGATGCAGGCCCAACTTGAAGGTGCTCAGCAATACATAACCGAACAGTGTTTAAAGTAAAATCTTAACTACAATATGATTCATTTTGATGATTGTTTCATAAGGAACAGTGAAGTAAGATCTAAGAGGAGTTAAATTTTATACAGTATAATCATAATATTGCAGCAAGGTGGTTATAATTGAAAGAATATTTAGATATGAATACATCTCATGTAAGAGTTGTTACTCATATGTGTGGGTTCCTGGTTTGGCTCTATAGTCTTTCAATGTTGCCACCAATGGTTGTAGCATTGTTTTATAAAGAAAAAAGCCTATTCGTTTTCTTTATAACTTTCGTTATATTTTTTTGCATTGGTGGCGGAGCGTGGTATACAACTAAGAAATCTGGCATTCAATTACGTACCCGTGATGGGTTTATTATAATTGTAATGTTTTGGATTTTGTTTTCTGTTATTAGTGCATTCCCTTTATGGATTGACTCAGAACTTAATTTAACGTTCATTGATGCTCTGTTTGAAGGGGTTTCTGGAATAACAACAACAGGAGCAACTGTAATTGATGATGTTAGTTCATTACCTCGGGCATATTTGTACTATCGGTCACAGTTAAATTTTATAGGTGGTTTAGGAGTTATTGTTCTGGCGGTTGCTGTATTGCCATTATTGGGTATTGGTGGTGCAAAGCTTTATCAGTCAGAAATGCCGGGGCCATTTAAGGATGACAAACTCACTCCCCGCCTGGCCGATACGTCACGGACACTGTGGATAACTTATTCTTTATTAGGTATTGCTTGTATTGTCTGTTATAGACTTGCAGGAATGCCTTTGTTTGATGCTATTTGTCACGGGATTTCCACAGTTTCGCTTGGTGGTTTCTCAACTCATAGCGAGAGTATCGGATATTTTAATAACTATTTGGTTGAGCTGGTGGCTGGTTCTTTTTCCCTGCTATCGGCTTTCAACTTCACTCTTTGGTATATTGTTATTAGCAGGAAAACGATAAAACCTTTAATCAGAGATATTGAACTTCGTTTCTTTCTGTTAATAGCCTTAGGGGTGATCATTGTTACCTCTTTCCAGGTCTGGCATATAGGTATGTATGACTTGCATGGAAGTTTTATTCATTCGTTTTTTCTTGCCAGCTCCATGCTCACTGATAATGGTTTAGCTACGCAGGATTATGCAAGCTGGCCCACGCACACGATAGTGTTTTTGCTGTTGTCAAGTTTCTTTGGGGGATGTATAGGTTCAACTTGTGGTGGAATTAAGTCACTTCGATTTCTTATACTTTTCAAACAAAGCAAACACGAGATAAATCAGCTTTCTCATCCCAGAGCGTTGTTGAGTGTAAATGTAGGAGGGAAGATAGTTACAGATCGTGTAATGAGGTCTGTATGGAGTTTCTTTTTTCTTTATACTCTCTTCACGGTGTTTTTTATACTGGTGTTAAATGGTATGGGATATGATTTTCTTACATCATTTGCAACAGTGGCTGCATGTATTAATAATATGGGATTAGGTTTTGGGGCTACTGCATCGTCATTCGGAGTGCTTAATGACATTGCAAAATATTTAATGTGCATAGCTATGATTCTTGGTCGCCTTGAAATTTATCCTGTTATTATATTGTTTTCAGGTTTTTTTTGGCGCTCCTAATATATGGCTGATTTATAATTGTGAGTTTAATATTATGTTGACTCACTCATTGATCCAATACCTAACTTTACCAGCAACACCTCCGCCCCCAGTAGCACTGGCTGCTGGGGTGCGTTTTATTCATAAAGCAAGGATGTATGAGCGAGAAATTAAAGATAGTCTATCGCCCATTACAAGAATTGTCACCGTATGCGCACAACGCCAGGACGCACAGCCCTGAGCAGGTGGCACAACTGGTAGAAAGTATTAAGCAATTCGGCTGGACTAATCCGGTGCTGATTGACGAAAAGGGCGAAATTATTGCGGGTCACGGTCGTGTTATGGCGGCTGAAATGCTCAAAATGGATTCTGTTCCGGTCATTGTTCTGTCTGGCCTGACGGATGAGCAGAAAAAGGCGTACCGCCTGGCAGATAATCGCCTGCCGATGAATGCTGGCTGGGATGAAGATCTGTTGCGGATGGAGCTGTCGGACCTAATCAATGCTGATTTTGATGTCTCCCTGACAGGCTTCATCCCGACAGAAATTGATGAACTGTTGACGGATGTTTTGCCCGGTACAGGAAATGAGGAGGAGCCGTATACGACGAAAATTGATACGCCTGTTTATGAGCCGTCGGGCGGTAAACCGGATATCAGTGAACTGTACGACGATACGAAAACGCAGGAGCTGATCAGCCGGATACGTTTGGCTTCCCTTGAGCCTGATATTGAGAAATTCCTCCTGTGTGCGGCAGAACGTCACACGGTGTTTAATTTCAGCAGAATTGCGGACTATTACGCTCACGCCCCCGCTGAAATTCAGTGTTTTTTCGAGGAGTCGGCGCTGGTGATCATTGATTATCAGCAGGCTATTGAAAATGGATTTGTCCGGATGACGCAGCGCATGGTGGAGATCATGCATGGTGGTGAGGAGGAGGAATATGCGTGATGATTTTTGCGCCTTTATTCTGACTCACGGGCGACCGGACAAAGTTCTGACTTACCGGACGTTGCGTCGTGCTGGCTATACCGGGAAAATTTTTATCGTTGTTGATGATGAAGATAAGACACGGCATCAGTACATGGCTGAATTTGGTGAACAGGTGCTGGTGTTTTCCAAAGCCGATATCGCCAGTCGTTTTGACGAAGCCGATAATTTCGGTGACCGCCGCTCAATTTTTTACGCCCGTAATGCCTGTTTCGACCTGGCAAAACTGGTCGGGTGTAAATACTTCATTCAGCTCGATGATGATTATCACGAGTTCCAGTTTCGGGTGGATCGCAACTATGACCAGGCCTATTTTCCGATAAGGAAACTGGATGCGATCCTTTCTGAAATGCTGGCGTACTACGAATCAATACCTGCTCTTTCCATCGCTATGTCGCAGGGCGGGGATTTTCTTGGTGACAATGGCGGCCATGCTTCGTGGGTGAAACGCAAGGCAATGAACAGCTTTATCTGTTCGGTTGATCGACCGTTCTCATTCATGGGGCGCATTAACGAGGATGTGAATACGTACACGAATCTCGGTCGCTGTGGTGAATTGTTTATGACGATCGGTGCTGTCCAGTTAGGGCAGAAACAGACGCAGAAAAACAGCGGCGGAATGACCGAGCTGTATCTGGATTCCGGAACCTACGTTAAAAGTTTTTACTCCGTCATGTATGCGCCGTCGTGCGTAAAAATCTCACTGATGGGTGCCAGCCATAAACGCATTCACCATCAGGTCACCTGGAACAACGCTGCAGTAAAAATCCTTCACGAAAAATACAGGAAGAAGACACCCTGCATATCAATAGGGGTGACAAATGATTCCGTATTCGAAAGTCGAGTCTCTGGCAGCGTGCCGGATGACTGCACAACAAATCGCTGACGTTCTGGATGTTGATCTGAACCGACTGAAAGAAAATCGGGAAGCAATGACAGATTTTTATGCGGCCATCCGTAAGGGCAGAGCGAAAGGTGAAGCCGAGTTACGAGCGGCATTGTTTAAGCTTGCCAGAAAAGGGGATGCCTTTGCTCTGCGCGAACTACTCAGGGTGGATAAAAATCAGGACTAACTGATGAGCAGACCGGACTGGGGGGCGTTGCAGCAGGAGTATATTGCTGAATACACCCGCTCCGGTATATCTCCGGTGGCATGGTGTGAAGCAAGGGGACTGAATTACGCAACAGCCCGTCGTTACATCAAAAAACCTCCGAAAAATGCGCAGACAGAAATGCGCAAAACTGCGCAAAAAAGTGCGCAGAAAAAATCTGCGCAGACTGCACAAAAGCGGAACGAAAAATCTCAGGAAAAAAAGCCAGTATTCGATGCGGGCCTGAATGAGGGCGACGCGGAGGAATTTTCGTTCTGTCCCGATGAATTCGGCATTTCTGACCAGCAGGCTAAGTTTGCGATGCTTGTTGCTCAGGGGAAAAAGCCGACAGAGGCGTACCGACTAGCCGGTTATGAGGGGCAAGGTGCGACAGCTAACAGCAACGCCAGTCGTATGCTTAGAAATGCCAGGGTTTTTCGCGCTATCAGCTACTTCCGCAATCAGTACCAGAAACGCTATACCGCAGACCTGGATTTACTGGTGAGTCAGTTGATGGCCATTGTCCTGGCCGACCCCAATCAGCTTGCACAATTTCGCCGTGTTAACTGCCGTTATTGCTGGGGCGAGAATCATCTCTACCAGTGGCGCGATATAGCAGAATTCGACAAGGCAGCGGCGCAGGCTTCCAGAGATGGCAAACCCGAACCGGAATATGGAGGCCTCGGCTTTGTTGATAACGCCATACCCAATCCGGACTGCCCGAAGTGCTGCGGTGAGGGAACGGGACAGCTTTATATGGCTGATACCACTCTGCTTGATGGGGATGCGCGGCAATTATATGCAGGGGCAAAACTCGGAAAATTCGGCGTTGAGATCCTGCTGGAGGATAAGGCTGCCGCCCGGCGTGAATTGTTGCGTTTGCTTTCTGCTGGCGGGGCTTTATGTGCAGATAAGCGGCTACAGGAACTGGAAATTGAACGACGCAGAATGGAAAACCAGAAGCTGCGCAAAGAGATCGAAACGGTGGAAGATAATGAACATCCCCAGCCTGTGGCGATCAATATTAATGTGGTTGATGCCAGAGTAAGGAGTGATGAAGATGATCTCTCCGACGCTTAATGTGCCTCAGGCGCGATTTCTTTCAATGCCCCATAAATTTAAAGCCTATATTGCTGGTTTTGGCTCGGGCAAAACATGGGTTGGGTGTGGCGGCATATGCAAGGGGATTTGGGAGCATCCAGGTATAAATCAGGGATATTTTGCGCCAACGTATCCCCAAATTCGCGATATTTTTTACCCTACAGTGGAAGAAGTTGCTGCTGACTGGGGATTGAACGTAAAAATTAATGAGGGAAATAAAGAGGTTCACTTTTATTACGGACGCCAGTATCGGGGAACCACTATCTGCAGATCGATGGAGAAGCCACAAACGATCGTCGGTTTCAAAATTGGTAATGCGCTGGTGGATGAACTGGACATTTTGCCGAAGGAAAAAGCCAGAACGGCGTGGCGCAAGATAATTGCGCGTATGCGTTATAAGATTGATGGACTTCGCAACGGTATTGACGTTACAACCACGCCGGAAGGATTCAAATTTGTCTACGAGCAGTTTGTTAAAGCCGTGCGTGAAAAAACAGAGCTGGCCTCACTGTATGGTCTGGTGCAGGCATCTACTTTCGATAATGAAAAGAACCTGCCAGCAGATTACATTCCTTCGCTTCTTGAATCATACCCTCCAGAGCTGATTAAAGCCTATCTTCGAGGACAGTTTACTAACCTGACAAGTGGTACTGTTTACCATCAGTTTGACCGGAAACTGAATAATTGCGAAGAAGTGGAGCAGCCAGGGGAGCCGATTTATATTGGGATGGATTTTAACGTTGGAAAGATGGCGGGGATCGTCCATGTGCTGCGTTTGGGGCTTCCATGTGCGGTAACTGAAATCATCAATGCCTACGATACGCCGGATATGATCCGCATCATTAAAGAACGCTTCTGGCTGTATGACGGGAATGATTACCGGAAAGTGAGGGAGATTTATATTTATCCAGATGCTTCCGGAGATTCCAGAAAATCAAGTAACGCAAGTACGACGGATATAGCCCAGCTTAAGCAGGCTGGTTTTAACGTTGTGGTGAACAGCTCGAACCCGCCAGTAAAAGATCGCGTTAACTCAATGAATGCAATGTTCTGCAATGCCAATGGTGAGCGTCGCTATAAAGTTAATGTGAAGCGTTGTCCGGTATATGCCGAATCTCTGGAGCAACAGGTCTGGGATGATAAGGGGGAGCCTGATAAAAAATCTGGCAATGATCACCCGAATGATGCCGGAGGTTATTTCATCGTTAAGCAATTCCCTATTGTCAAACCGACCGGAAGAGTCACATCACTTCGGATTTAATTATGGCTGATATATCAACACCCAACCTCGACTATAACGATATGCTGGAGGCGTGGGATATTAACGACGCATTGATGGGCGGTACGCTTGAAATGCGCAGGCAGGGGGAAAATTATCTCCCCAAATGGCCTAATGAAGATGAAGACGCTTATAAAAAACGCCTGTCTGTGGCTACGCTACTTCCTGTGTATGAAGAAAGCATCAAACAAAATATTGGGCGCATATTTGCAGAGCCGACAGTATTGAGTGAGGAAACGCCGGAAAAAATCAGGGAATATGCAGAAAATATCGACATGGAGGGGAGCCGACTGGATGTGTGGGCGCAGCAATTTTTCAGTCTCGCATTTCAGTATGGTGTGGCACATGCGCTGGTGGACTATCCACGAACGGATATGAAAGAGATTCGGACAAAAGCCGATGAAAACGCGGCCGGTGGTCGCCCGTACGTTACGATGCTGAATCCACGCCAGGTTATTGGATGGAAATCGAAAGTTGAAAAAGGGAAAGTTGTTCTCACTGATTTGCGTATAAAAGAGGTCATCATTATTGATGGTGATGATTTCGGGCAGAAGAAGGTGGAGCAGATCCGCCATATTATGCCCCGTCGAGTTGAAATTTATCGACGCAGCGAAGGTACTAATGGCGAATCTGTCTGGACGCTTCATGAGTCATGGAATACCAGCCGTGATGATATTCCTCTGGTAACACTGTATACGAAGAAAACAGGGTTTATGCGTGGTACACCGCCATTGCTTAATCTTGGCTTGCTGAATATCAAGCACTGGCAAAGCCAGAGCGAGCAGGACAATATTCTTCATGTTGCCCGCGTTCCATTGCTGGTGGCCTACGGGCTGGACAGGAATGAAGAACTGACGGTTGGTGCATCCACCGCTACGATTTTTGAGGACAGAACAAAAAATGGCCTCGAATATGTTGAACATAGTGGCGCAGCGATAGAATCTGGCGAAACATCACTTGAGAAGCTGGAAAATCAGATGCGTCATGCCGGCGCTAAACTTCTGCGGGCTGAAAATACATCCACCAAATCTGTTGATCAGACTAATGAAGAGCGGATGCAGGAACACTCGCCGCTTTATACAATGGCGAACTCCCTCGAAGATGCCCTCGATAATATTCTCCAGATAATGGCGGAATGGAGCGGAGAGAGTTGCGGTGGCAATGTGGATGTGCGCACTGAACTGGATGTATCTGCCCAGGTGTTTGACTCATCCTCCGCGCTGGCTGTTCAGTCATTGCGTCAGGGCGGTGATATACGTCAGATTGATGCGGTTCGGGTGTTGCAGGCGTTGAAATTTATCGATCAGGATTCCCGTCCAGAGGAAGTGATCGATGAATTAAAAAATCAGAGTGTAATGCTGATGGAAATCAATGATGCAAACCGTGAATGAACGGCTGCGTGATGAATCAATTGCTCATGCAGTCTGGATATCCCGCTATAGCACTGGTGTGGCTGCCAGAATAGTGAAAATACTGAATGACAGCGATGCGGAGCTTACAGCTCGCCTGCTGGTAGCACTGGACAGCCTCGATCCTAGTAGTTTTACCGTTACGCGCCTGGAGTCACTTCTGGCGAGTGTCAGAGAGGTTAACCGCACTGCTATTAACAGCATGTTTACCAGTCTCTCCGGAGAGCTGAACGAGCTGGCAATTTATGAGGTTGGTTATCAGTTAAGTCTGTTTGATTCTCTGCTACCTGATTTTGTTGCTGATGTTCACCCTCTGGTTGGTATCTCTTCTGATGCACTTTACGCCGCTGCAATGGCGCGACCATTCCAGGGACGACTGCTCAGTGAGTGGGCCTCAGATCTTGAGGCGGATCGGCTCAGACGCATAACAAATACGGTGCGTCAGGGTTTTTTGCTGGGGGATACCAATGAGCAGATCGCAAGAAAAATTCGGGGACATGTCAGTAAGGGATTTCAGGATGGTGCATTGCAGATGAGCCGGGCTAATGCGGCCAGCATTGCAAAAACAGCGGTTGGACATCTTGCTGCTACTGCTCGTGAGAGTTTTGCACGCGCGAATAATGATTTGATTAAGGGTAAGCAATGGTTATCAACGCTTGATAATCGTACTACGCCACAATGTCGAATCAGGGATCGCCTCAAATATACGCTGGATAATAAACCTGTAGGTCACAGCGTGCCTTATTTGCAGGGGCCGGGAAAAATTCATTTCTGCTGCCGCTCAACGGAAACGTTCATTCTGAAATCAGCGAAGGAACTGGGTATTGATGTTCGTGATATTTCCCCGGCTGAGCGGGCCAGCATGGATGGCGTGGTGGCCGGAGATACAACCTACAGGGAATGGTTTTTGCGTCAGCCTTACACCAGACAAAAACAGATTGTGGGGGAAACCCGGGCAAAGCTGATTCGGGATGGTGGTATGTCGCCAGATGAATTTTACACCGATAAAGGCGAATGGCTGACGCTGAAGCAACTCCGTGAGCGTGATGCACAGGTATTCAGAAAAGCAGGGATTTAAATAAATCATTTATTACAACAGGCTACCTTCGGGTGGCCTTTTTTATTGCTGCGATCCGGATGGTGAGCAGCGTAACTGTCGGAAGACTTAAACCAGGTACTAATATGAAACTGAAAACGGTCGAGATTAACGGAAAACAATACGCAGAAATTGATACTGCTGGCCTGCCAGTTTATGTGCACGACGATGGTAAAGAAATCGGCTTCGATGCACCGCTGGCGACAAAAAAAATTACAGAACTTAATGGCGAGGCAAAAAATCATCGCCTGGCTAAAGAAGCTGCAGAGGAAAAACTGGCTAAGTTTGCCGCTATCGAAGACCCGAAGAAGGCGATCGAGGCACTGGAAATGCTGTCAAAAATCGACCAGAAAAAGCTGATCGATGCGGGACAGGTTGACCAGGTTAAGGCTGAAATTACGAAAAATTTTCAGCAGCAATTAGATGAAGAAAAGCAACGCTCTCAGATGCTGGAGAAGCAGCTTTACGATTCTATGATTGGCGGTAGTTTTGCGGGTTCAAAATATATTGCCGATAAAATTGCGATCCCGGCAGATTTATTACAAGCCCGCTTCGGACAGGCATTCAAAGTGGAAGAAGGGAAGATCGTTGCTTATGACGCTTCCGGCAACAAAATTTATTCCCGCGCGAAGCCAGGAGAACTGGCGCAGTTTGATGAGGCGCTGGAGTTCCTCGTCGAAAATTACCCTCAGAAAGACTACATCCTGAAAGCCAGTGGCAACAATGGCGGCGGTTCCCGTCCGACACAGCATGATATTGGTCAGAAAACGATGAAACGCTCTGCTTTTGATGCACTGGATGTTGCAGGTAAGCAAAACGCACTGAAAGACGGTATCACAATCGTTGATTAATACATTTGCCAGCTTCCGGATGGGAGTTGGTGTCAGGGCTGGATAGCTCACTACTCAATCCATTCACAATTACGCAAATTTTTAAGGAATATTTAATTATGGCTGGAAATACCCTGACCGGGTTGATCCCGACTATTTACACCGCCCTGGATGTTGTATCCCGTGAGCAGGTAGGTTTTATCCCTGCGGTAGCAAAAAACGCAAAAGCTGACGCCGCAGCAAAAGATCAGACGGTAACCGCGCCAGTTGCGCCTGAGGCGAAAACCGAAGATATCGTACCGGGGCCGTCAGCTCCGAATACCGGTGATCAAAATATTGGCACTGTTGATGTAAAAATTACTAAATCCAAAATGGCGCCGGTTAAATGGAATGGTGAAGAACAACTGGCTCTTGGCCCTTCAGGGACTTACAACACCATTCTGGCTGATCAGTTCAAGCAGGCTTTTCGCGCCCTTGCAAACGAGGTTGAGGCTGATCTTGGTGTGTTGTATTTCGGTGCTTCCCGCGCCGTGGGAACCGCAGGGACAACGCCGTTTGGTGTTAAAGATGATCTTTCTGATGCTGCTCTGGCTCGTCAGGTTCTGGAGGATAACGGCGCACCGACAACAGATCTGCAGATGGTGCTTGGTTCCACTGCCATTGCTAATTTGCGCGGAAAACAGTCTGTATTGTTTAAAGTGAATGAATCCGGCACTGAACAGCTACTGCGTGAGGGCGTGTTGGGGCGTCTGGAGGGATTCAATATTCACAGTTCGGCAGGTGTAAAACGAGCGCCAAAGGTTGCTGCAACTGGTTATCTCGTGAATGGCGAGAAAAAAGAAGGCGATGTTCTTATTTCCATTGATACTGGTTCGGGGAGTATTTCTGCAGGTCAGATTGTTACGTTCGCTGGCGATCCTAATCAGTATGTTGTGGCAGCAGCGACCAGCAATCTGATTACTCTTGCAGCACCGGGACTGCGTCAGGATCTGGCCGATGATACTGCAATCACAGTTGTTGGCTCCTTTACTGCAAATATGGCGTTTGATCGCAACGCGTTTCTGCTGGCATCCCGTACTCCGGCAATGCCGGAAGGTGGCGATAATGCTGATGATGTAATGAATGTTACGGACCCGATTTCAGGGATTACGTTCCAGATTGCACTGTATCGTCAGTATCGCCAGGTGCGCTATGAAGTTGGACTGGCATGGGGTGTTTCGTCAGTGAAACCGGCACATGGTTGTCTGATTCTTGGTTAAACATCCAAACGGGGCTTCGGCCCCATTTTTAATGGAGGGTATATGGCCGGATTAACTAAAGAGCAAAGAGCACAGCGTGAAGCCGCGCAAAAAAATGCAGTGGTGGAGCAAAATGTGGAGCAAATTCAGGAGCCACAAAAAACGCAAATTGAGTTAGTGGTTATGGTGACCGATTATCAGATGTTTCCCGGCGCACCAACTATCGCTAATGTTCATCCTGATGAAGTTGACAACTGGAAGGCTCTGGGCTGGAAAACTCAGGAGTAACACATGATCACTTACGTGACCTGTGATGACGTTGATAATGCGTTTGGGAACGCCTGGACGAGTGAGAACGCTAAAAATAAAGCTGTTTTAATGGCTAATGCCTGGCTTAATGGCTTCGGCCTGAAAATTAACCCATCCCGTATTCCGGAAGAGGTAAAACTTGCGGGAGCATATGCAGCCAGAATTGCCTCTGTCGGTAAGTTGTTTCAGCAGAAAAATGATTCTGGCGTTGTTATCAGTAAAGCCGTGTCGGCTGACGGGGTCAGTGTATCGAAATCATTTGCTGAATTGCCAGCAAACAGCACTGCATTGCTTGAACCCGATTTACAGCTTGCGATAGCACTGCTGAAACCGTACGGACTTAGTCGCTCACAAGTCAGGGTTGTGAGGGGGGGATGATGGGGCTTCGTGAAGAGATTCAGTCAGAGGTTGCCGCTGCTTTTGATGAGGATTTAGCAGACGCCGTGAGTGATTTTTCTGGTTCTTACGTTGCGCACCGGAACTGGAATCCAGTGACGGAAACTGGCGGCGAATCCACAGCAACCTATACCGGGCGAGGCGTGTTGACGCGTTATAAGCTGGGCAGAATTGATGGGATTAATATTTTGCATGGTGACCTTAAATTAACAGCTCTGGTATGCGAGGTTACGGATAAAACCGCTGTCGGCCATATTATTGAGATTTATGATCCTGTATCAAGGCAGTTGCAACGATACGAGGTAATTACAGCGAGTGTAGATCCTTCCGCATCAGTTTACTCAATCCAGTTAAGGAGAGCGTAAATGGCAAAGGCATGGGATATCGAACCGTCAATATTTGCCGGGATGATTGAGGAAGATGTGGGGCTGAAAATTCGCTACATCGCTATTCAGATTCTTACTGCTATCGATATTGCTGCTCCGGTTGATACCGGGCGTTTCAGAAATAACAACATGGTGTCGTTACAGCATCCCGATTTTGGTATATCTGATAACGTGGATCCGAACGGTACGATTGCGGTTCAGCGTGGGATCGGGGTTATTTCGAAAGCTGCAAATTACGGAATTATTTATATCCAGAATAACCTTCCTTATGCAGAGGCTCTTGAAAACGGTCATTCACAACAAGCGCCAACTGGCGTGTATGCCAACGCTTTTCATGGTGTTTTACAGGCTTACAAATGACGTTTACTGAAATCAGAAATACGGTCATTTCCAGAATGACGGCACAGACGGTTATTAATGGAAAAGACGTATTGTATCCGAACGGGCCAACGTTCGATCCTTCCGGTAAGTTAATCTGGGCGCGGTTAAGTAATATTCCCGGGCAGGCTGGAGTTAATGAAATTGGTGCGGGGCCGGTTGTTTATCGCACGGGGATAATCATTATTCAGTTATTTGTCCCCGCAGGTTCTGGTTCAAAACTCATTACTGAGACAGCCGATAAATTGCGGGAACTGTTTGAGTTTCAGGATGACGACCGTCTCAGTTACCAGGCTGTTTCCTCAATAACCGTTGGCGAAAAGAATGGCTGGTTCCAGCTTAATCTTCAAATTCCATATCGCGCGCTCTAGCGCAATTAATGACATAGGAGGCTCCTGTGAGTTCAGGTGCAAAGGTTATCTCGGCATTTATCCGGGAGACAGTTGCAGGCACCACACCAGCAAGTGGTGACTGGAGTTTATTAAAACGCACAAGCTGGGGAGTAAAACCCACCCAGAATAAAGGCGAAAATAATGAGATTGGTGGCTCCCGGATGGCTCAGGGGGCGACGCCTGGCACTGTGGATGTTGGCGGTGATGTTGGTACCAAATTTCGCTGGGGTCAACATGATGATTTTCTTGCATCCTGTTTCGGCGCGGAATGGTCAGGTGATTCTCTGACAATGGGGAATGAGCGAATAACATTTTCTCTGGCGACCTATGCGTCCGATGTCGGAATTGCCTCTGTTGTCAGAGGAGCGCAGGTTGGCTCATGGAAAATGCAGATCCCTAACGACGGCGATATTACGGCGACCGTAACCTTTGCCGGGCTGGACTGGGAATCAAAGGCCGATGATACGAATTTTATCAAAGGCGAACCTGTGGATAGTGCAGGAAAGCTACGTTATTCGTTTAAGGAGGTTTCAGCAGTAAGCCTGAATGGTGTTGCCGGAGGTAACGGTTTTTGTATCGACAGTTTTGATATTCAGTTCGATAACAAACTCCAGACACAGCGTTGTATCGGGACTGGCTCGCCTTATGCAGGAGCAAATATTCCGACTACTTTTACACCGTCCGGTACGGTGACGCTTTCATGGTCTAAAGCCGCGTGGGAAATCTGGAGTAAAACACTGACTGGAGAAACAGTTCCGTTCAGCTTCACGCTTTCGAATGGAGAGGGGGCATACACTTTCAGTTTCCCGAAGGTTCAGATGTCAGGTGAATGGCCTGATGGGGGTAATACCGACATTATCCAGGTTCAATTGAGCATTACCGCAGCAGATGAAGCACCTACGATAACCAGAAAAAAAGCCTCCCCGGCTGCCGTGATCGCAAAAGCCAGTGCTGAGGCGATTAGTTGATTTTCCGTTATTCCCCCTGTGGTACTGCACTACAGGGGGGCGCATTGAATGAGGTTATGGATGTTTATTCTTAATCAGAAAATTATCATCGGTGGTGAACGCTGGTTTACCCCAATGAAGGACTTAAAACCTGTAGACGGGTTAAAACTGTTGGTGGCAAGCAGCGATAACGATCAGTATCGCTCCCGTAATGCATTAATCCGTCGCCACATTGAGAAAATGGATGCCAGTTTGCACGTCGGAACGAAGGAGTTTGATATTGCAAAGGTTTCCGAGGTGGATTCTGTTGATGATTTACTCATTGATAATGCTGCTCGTTATCTGCTGAAAGACTGGAAAGGGGTTGGTGAACTGGTTGATGGTGTTGAGGTTGCACTGGAATATACGCCAGAACGAGGGATCGCGCTGCTTAAGCAGAATCCGGAGTTGTACTGGCAGATCCTTGCAGAAGCAGCCAGCATCGCCCAGGGTAAAGAGCAGCAGAAGCAGGATACGATAAAAAAGCCATAGCCGCCCAGCGGTGGTTATCGGAGTTCGGGGGAGAAAAGGGTGAAAAGGCAAGATGGAAGCGAGAAAAACTCAGGTTGCCACCGATACCGGAACCAGAAATAGACCCGGTGCTTAAGGAATTGTTGTACGCCTATTCGGTAATATCCCGTGCCCGACGTTATGCTGGAATGACTGGGGTGCCTTTGCCTTTATCTCTGACAGAGATAAATGAATATTTAGCCACTCATCCGGTATTGATTGAGCGCGATGAATTTGAAGCAGTGATCTTTGCACTGGATGACCAGTATTTTCAGGAGCAGTGTGTGTAGTTGTTAATTACGTACACTCTGTTACAGAGATGTGATGGTGTCTTTAATTAAATCGATGATGCTCCTGGAGAAAAGCATTGCGTGGCCTCGTAATCGCTATATCTACTATTATGTCGCCTGAAACCCACTTCGGTGGGTTTTTTGTTGTCAGGAGTTTTAATGAATGGCAGAGCAAACCTCGCGTCTCGCAATAATTATTGATAGCACTGGAGCGAAAAATAATGCTGACAATCTGGCCTCCTCATTAGTCAAAATGACGCAGGCTGGGGAAACTGCTGCAAATAGCGCAGGGAAAGTGACTAAGGCAACAGAAGATGAGAAGAACGCGCTCGCAAAATTAAAAGCAGCTATTGATCCAGTTGGTGCCGCAATTGATACTGTCGGTCGACGCTATTCTGAATTAAAGAAATTTTTCGATAAAGGGCTTATTGATAAAGAAGAATATGAATTTCTTGTCCGTAAACTTAATGAAACCACAGAGGAATTGAGCGGGGTTGCGCAAGCGCAGAGAGAAGCCGAGAAGGCCGGAAAACTTGCTGCCGCCCAGCAGGAAGCGCAGGCTCAGGTCTTTCAAAGAATGCTGGACAAGATCGACCCTCTGGCTGCGGCGCTAAGAAATCTTGAACAACAGCAGGATGAACTTAATGCTGCGTTTGCATCCGGGAAAATAAATGGTTCTCAGTTTGAGAATTATAGCCGAAAAATACAGGAAACACGGCGAGAGCTTACCGGAGAGGCTCAGGCAGAGCGAGAAGCAGCAAAAGCACATGATGAACAGGTTGCTGCTTTGCAACGTCTGATTGCTCAACTTGATCCTGTCGGAACTGCTTTTAATCGTCTGGTAGAACAACAGAAACAGCTCAATGAAGCAAAAGCTAAGGGGATGCTTTCTCCTGAAATGTATGAGGAGCTTTCTGGAAAACTTCGTGCTATGCGGAGTGAGCTTGAGGTTACTCAATCGCAATTAAGCAAAACCGGAATGTCGGCAAAACAAACGGCTTTTGCTATGCGCATGTTGCCTGCACAAATGACGGATATTGTTGTTGGGTTGTCCACTGGTCAGTCGCCATTTATGGTGTTAATGCAGCAGGGCGGCCAGCTAAAAGATATGTTCGGTGGGATTGGCCCGGCGATCAAAGGTGTAGGTTCTTATGTGCTGGGATTAATTAATCCTTTTACCCTGGCCGCAGCAGCCGTTGGCGTCTTAGGGCTGGCTTACTATAAAGGCTCTCAGGAGCAGGACGAATTTAATAAATCTCTTATTCTTACCGGAAATCAGTTGGGGACAACCAGCGGGCAATTGGCCGATATAGCTCAACGTGCCGGGAATGCGGCTGATTCGACAACTGGCGCTGCGGCGGCAGTATTAAACCAGCTTGTGCGTTCGGGAAAGGTAGCGAGCAGTTCGCTGGAGCAAGTGACGACAGCGATAGTAAAAACGAGCGAAGTAACAGGAATATCAACCGAACAACTGGTTAATGACTTCAATGAAATTGCAAAGGATCCTGTCAGTGCTATATCAAAACTTAATGATCAGTACCATTTTCTGACACTTGCGACTTATAACCAGATTAAGGCGCTACAGGATGAAGGGAACCAGCAGGAGGCCGCCCGCATTGCGACAGAAGCATACTCATCCTCAATGATCCAGCGCACCAACCAGATTAAAGAAAATCTTGGTTATCTTGAGACTGCATGGAAAGCTGTCGCAGACTCCGCAAAATGGGCATGGGATTCCATGCTGGATATTGGCCGTGAGGCCTCCCTTGATCAAAAAATCTCAGATGTTCTCCGTCAAATTGATGAAATAGAAAAAAATACCCGACCCGGAGTTTTCGGGTTAGGTGGCATTGGAGATGGCGGAGCTCAAAATAAAAAGCTGGCACGATTAAAGCAGCAATTGGGCGTACTTCAAGCAGAAAAAATTGCTCAGGACGTACTAAATTCATCAATAAACGATTACAACAAGCGACAACAGGAAGGAATTGAACTCAGACAGAGAGCAGATGCTTTTTCAAAACAATATCAGACCCGGGAGCAGCAGAGAGCTAGTGAACTTGCAAAACTGGAAAAGCTAAAGAATCAGTATTCAAAGGAAGAATATAATAATCTTATCGCTCAAATAAATGAGCGTTATAAAGATCCAAAGCAACCAAAGGCGAAAGGTTATTCGGATGATGCTGCCCAACGAATGATTGATCATCTGAATCAACAGAATGCGTTACTAAGTTCACAAGCTGAATTGACCGTTAAATTAAGTTCCTCTGAACAGGAACTGGTTAAGTGGCGTCAGCAGATTGCCGACCTGGAGTCACGACCGTCATCGAAATTAACCCAGGATCAGAAATCGCTTCTCTTACACCGGGAAGAAATAACCGCGTTGATGGAGAAAAATGTTGCGATTGAAAAAAATAACAGGCTAATCAAAGAATCCGCCGAAATAGCCGCATGGCGTGATTCATTGCAGGCTTCGATTGATAATCGTCAGCAGGGGTATGATATTCAGATTGCTGGTTATGGGGTTGGCGATAAAAATCAGCAACGCCAGCAGGAATTACTGCGGATTGAACGTGAATATAACAATCAGCGTCTGCAACTTGAACGTGACTATGCAGATAAATCCCGTGGAATGTCAAATCATGTTTTTCAGGAGAAAATGCAGGCTCTGAATGATGCTCTGGAGCGAGAAAAAGAAATTGTCAGCCAGAAAAACGAGCAGCTCGATATTCAGGCAGGAGACTGGATTAGTGGTGCCTCCCAGGGATTCAATAACTGGCTGGATGACACTAAGGATATCGGTGCGCAAATAAAATCAACCACGACTCAGATGTTTGATGGGATGACCGATGCGCTAGGTGATTTTGTCACGACAGGCAAGGCAAATTTTCGTTCTTTCGCTACTTCCGTGATTTCAGATCTTAGTCGAATTGCATTAAAGGCTTCAATTACTGGGATTTTCGACAGCATTAGTAACAGTTCTTCTGGGGGTATTTTAGGAACTATCGGGAGTGCTATTAGTAAATTTATTCCGAATGCAAAGGGCGGTGTTTATGAGTCTCCGTCATTGAGTACATATTCGAACGGTATTTATGACTCCCCGCAATTTTTTGCTTTTGCAAAAGGAGCTGGTGTTTTTGGTGAGGCTGGACCGGAAGCTATTATGCCATTAACGCGAACTTCCGATGGTTCTCTTGGTGTCAGAGCTATTAATAGTAAAAGTGGTAATGGAGGCAGAGATATTACTTATGCCCCTGTATACCAAATCACTATTCAAAATGACGGCCAGAATGGAGAGATTGGTCCTCAGGCAATAAAAGCACTTATGGGGATGGTTGATCAGCGGGTGCAGGGCGCTCTGTTAAATATGCGACGTGATGGAGGAATGTTAAGTGGCTAATACGGAAGAATTTTACTGGTTACCAGAGGATGGAATGAAAACAGAAAATAAGCCATCGATAAAAACTGTAAGATTTGGCGATGGTTATGAACAACGAAGCCCAAACGGACTTAATCATTCTCTGCGTGTTTTTACCTGTGATTTCAGGGTTGAGGCGAATGAACGTAATTCATTTGAACTGTTTCTGGCTCGGCATGGAGGCTATAAATCTTTTTTTTGGCGCCCGCCGGGTATTAACAGAAAAATCAGAGTGGTGTGTCGAACGTGGTCAGCGACAGAACATATCACCTATACCGATTTTTCGTGTCAGTTTGACGAAGTGGTGATCTGATGCAGGACATACGACAGGAAACACATCATGAGACGACACGCCTTACTCAGTCAGCCCAGGTGGTGCTCTGGGAAATCGATCTGACAGAGGTCGGTGGTGAACGTTATTTTTTCTGTAATGAGCAGAACGAAAAAGGTGAGCCGGTCACCTGGCAGGGGCGGCAGTATCAGGTATACCCTATTCAGGGGACGGGATTTGAACTGAACGGTAAGGGTAGTGCTACCCGTCCGACACTGACGGTCTCTAACCTGCACGGCATGGTCACCGGGATGGCGGAAGACCTGCAGAGTCTGGTCGGCGGAACGGTGGTCAGGCGTAAGGTTTACGCCCGTTTTCTGGATGCGGTGAACTTCGTCAACGGAAACAGCGACGCCGATCCGGAGCAGGAGGTGATCAGCCGCTGGCGCATCGAGCAGTGCAGCGAACTGAGTGCGGTCAGTGCCTCCTTTGTGCTCTCCACACCGACGGAAACGGATGGTGCTGTTTTTCCGGGGCGCATCATGCTGGCCAACACCTGCACCTGGACCTATCGCGGTGATGAGTGCGGTTATCATGGTCCGGCTGTCGCGGATGAATATGACCAGCCGACGTCCGATATCACGAAGGATAAATGCAGCAAATGCCTGAGCGGCTGTAAGTTTCGCAATAACGTCGGCAACTTTGGCGGCTTCCTTTCCATTAACAAACTTTCGCAGTAAATCCCATGACAGAGACAGAATCAGCGATTCTGGCGCACGCCCGGCGATGTGCGCCAGCGGAGTCGTGCGGCTTCGTGGTGAGAACGCCGGAGGGAGAAAGATATTTTCCCTGCGTGAATATCTCCGGTGAGCCGGAGGCGTATTTCCGGATGTCGCCGGAGGACTGGCTGCGGGCAGAGATGCAGGGTGAGATTGTGGCGCTGGTCCACAGCCACCCCGGTGGTCTGCCCTGGCTGAGTGAGGCTGACAGGCGGCTGCAGGTGCAGAGCGATTTGCCTTGGTGGCTGGTCTGCCGGGGTGAGATTCATAAATTCCGCTGTGTGCCGCATCTTACCGGGCGGCGCTTTGAGCACGGGGCGACGGACTGTTACACGCTGTTCCGGGATGCTTATCATCTGGCGGGGATTGAGATGCCGGACTTTCATCGTGAGGATGACTGGTGGTGTAACGGCCAGAATCTCTATCTGGATAATCTGGAGGCCACAGGGCTGTATCAGGTGCCGTTGTCAGCGGCGCAGCCGGGCGATGTGCTGCTGTGCTGTTTTGGTTCATCGGTGCCGAATCATGCCGCCATTTACTGCGGCGACGGTGAGCTGTTGCACCATATTCCTGAACAACTGAGCAAACGAGAGAGGTATACCGACAAATGGCAGCGACGCACACACTCCCTCTGGCGTCACCGGGCATGGCACGCATCTGCCTTTACGGGGATTTACAACGATTTGGCCGCCGCATCGACCTTCGTGTGAAAACGGGGGCTGAAGCCATCCGGGCGCTGGCCACGCAGCTTCCGTCGTTTCGCCAGAAACTGAATGAGGGCTGGTATCAGGTGCGCATTGCCGGGCGTGATGCAGGCGAAAATGAATTATCTGCCCGTCTTAATGAGTCGCTGGCAAATGGTGCCGTGATCCACATTGTGCCGCGTCTGGCGGGAGCTAAAAGTGGCGGTGTTTTTCAGGCAGTGCTGGGTGCGGCGCTGATTGCGGTGGCATGGTGGAACCCTGTGGGCTGGCTGGGTGCCGCGGCTGTATCGGGCATGTATGCGGCAGGGGCCAGTATGATCCTGGGTGGTGTGGCCCAGATGCTGGCACCGAAAGCCCGGACGCCCACAGCGACCAGCACGGATAACGGTAAGCAGAACACCTATTTCTCATCACTGGATAACATGGTTGCCCAGGGCAATGTTCTGCCTGTTCTGTACGGTGAAATGCGCGTGGGGTCTCGTGTGGTTTCTCAGGAGATCAGCACGGCAGATGAAGGGGACGGTGGTCAGGTTGTGGTGATTGGCCGCTGATGCAAAATATTTCATGTGAAACCGCCTCCGGGCGGTTTTGTCGTTTATGGAGCATGACGAATGGGCAAAGGAAGCAGTAAGGGGCATATCCCGCGCGAAGCGAAGGACAACCTGAAGTCCACGCAGTTGCTGAGTGTGATCGAT